CTCGATTCGTAAGAACATGGCAGGTACTGGCGTTGTTGCCGAAGACCAGTTTTCTAGCCAACTTGCAGCACCATCAGAGGACCCAGTTGACCAAGCAGTTGGTACACAAAAGCCAATGCTTGATCGCAAGATTAAAGATGCTCCAAAACCAGAAGAAGAAGGACGACTTGTAAAAGAAACCGATCTTCGTAGGCGTGCTATCCACGTCTCCAAGGGTCGCAAAGATCAATACGACTACGGAGTTTGACAATGGCTAAAAGATTACCTTCATTCACTGAAGTTATTAATTCTGTTTCTGCAGATGACTATCGTCAGCCACTTCAAAGCCGTCAGGGTAGAGATGAAGTCATGCGGTGGTGGGATGACATAAAAAGAAAAGGTGGATCTGGTCGTGGCTTGACAATGGTTAGTGGTATTGATCCAGCAGCAGCAGCGTTTAATGCAAAAATGGCAAAAGCAGGTAAGCATCCAGATCCTAGAGTTAACGCTACGCACCACATGGGTGTGTCTCTTGCTCACTCCGACACCAGTGGTATTTTTGATGCTTGTGCTGGGTGTAGCACTAAGGAATGCCGTTTACTGTGTAACGCAGAATCAGGCCATGGTGGCATAGAAATGCCAGACGGAAGCATGAACTCAGTATTAAGAGCGCAACATACCCGTTCTCTTGGTTGGGGTGATAACCCCCAGTTTGCAGGTGCTCTAACACTTATAGAAACACGCAAAGGTGCGGCACTTGCTAGACAAGAAGGATTAATTCCAGCAATGCGTTTTAGTATGTGGCAGGACGTTGATCTTCCACGTACAACTCTTGGTGAAGCGCTTGTCCATGACTTTAACAGGCCAGGACATACCGATCCAGACGCAATCGGTCTTGCTAAAGAACATCCATTGCTAACGCATTACAACTACACAAAAAATACAGCAAATCGCATTTTGAGGCCAGGGGAAAAAGAACCTGATGCTGATTACCCAGAAAATGCTCACTTAACTCTGAGTATTAGTGAGCAATCACCAACTCAGCGCATTAGACAGCGAACAACATCTGGTGGAACTGCTCAAGCAATTGTTTGGGCAAAACCTACTCAAGAAAAACCAGAGCGTTGGACTATGCAAGATTCTCATGGGGATAGAGAAACCTTTTCTTCTTACGATTCTGATGAGTCTGATTCTAGATTTTTAGATAAAGAGTTGGGTCACGCAGGAAAAGTTGGACTTCTTCGCCATAAACTGACTCCTAATTTTAGGAAGAGTGGTTACGTAGGAACACAAAGCAGTCTTGTTCGTCCTATTGATCCAGATGCTCCTATTGGATCACCAACTGGAATTCCTACTCAATACAGTGGTGAACCCATCAAGACCCCTCGGAAGAGAAGGTAGTGCTGTATGACCGACGCTTGGGCGATGGTACTTGCGGCTGCTATTCCCGTCCTAGGAACTGGAGTCGGTTTTCTTATCAGGGAGTTGCGGTCTTTTCGCACAGAAAACCGAAGCGATCACGCCGTAGTGATGAAGGAACTGAACAAGGTTCAGGAGGGCATCAGCAAAGTTAGTGAGCGTCTCTCTTCACACATCGATTGGCACATGGACAAAGGTAAGAAATCATGAAGCAACTTCAGAACATCCTTCTTCGTATTCTGGCAACGTTTGCCGCTAGTGGTCTGGGCGTTATCGGCGCTGGCACTATCGCTGGTGTTCCACTGTGGAAGGCAATCTTTATGGCTGGTATTGCTGGCGTAGCCACGGTTGTTGAGGGTCTGTCTCGAGCATTTCTTGATGATGGAAAGTTGTCCGTTTCTGAAATTAACGATGTATTCAACAAGGTTGATAAGAAAGCCAAGAAGGAATCGGTTGCGTGAAAAAGGTGTTCTTTGTTTGCACCCTATTCCTTGCTGGTTGTGGGTATGACGGTAGTTACCGTTACCCATGCCAAGACCCAGCCAACTGGGATTCAGAAGACTGTAAACCACCTATTTGTGAGGTAGACGGAGCATGTACAAAAACATTACTCGGATTCGATCCATCAGAGACAACTATCGAAAGCACCGTGCCGACAGAGGAGCCCGTAACGCCATGAAGAAGAGATTGACCCCAGAAGAAATGGACTCAAGATTGAAGTTTGTCGTTGGCTGTGTTTTGGCTGGAGTCCTGACCATCACCACTATTGGCGTTTTGTACGCTCTTGTTTTTGTCACCCAGCCCATCGGCGCTCAAGCAGAAAACGACAAGATGTTCTTTGGAGTGCTGTCCAGCGTTGCAACTTTTATCACTGGTACACTGGCTGGCTTAATGATCTCTACTGGACGTAATAAGGAAGATAAGGAAACTGAGGAATAATTATGGGAAAAGTAGCCTGGGATTACATCAAGCCCGTAGTACTGCCGAATGATTTGAAAGGAGTTACCCCTGGAAAACTGTCAGACAACCTGCTCAAGCCAATCCCTGGAGGCGGAAAACTCCACTGGCTCGCAGCCGCAGCATGGCTCGCAATGGTCGAGAAAGCAAAGGCTGACGGAGTCGAACTCAAGCCCACGAGTGCAGGCGATACCTACCGTACATACGAGTCGCAACTGGGTGCTTTTAAGCAACGCTACCAACTTGAGCCGATTGCAGGAGCAAGCACTCGCACCTTCGAGGGAAAGAAATGGTTCCTAAAGAAGGGCAATGCGCCCTTGGCTGCACCTGGCTCCAGTCAGCATAACCTCGGAATTGCCTGCGATGTGGCTAACGCTGCAGAACCAAAGCGTATCCAATGGATGATTGACAACGTTGCCAACTTCGGTTGGTCTTGGGAAGTTGTTCCCGAAGAGCCGTGGCACATCCGTTACGTTTGTGGCGATAATCCGCCACCAGCGGTTCGTGCATACATGGAAAAGAACGGCATTGCCGCACCAGCACCTGCTGCTAAAGACCCTGAAGTTGTCAAGTTGCAAGAAGCCCTGAAGGCTAAGAACTTCTACAAGGGTGACATTACAGGAGTTAAGGACGATGCAACGGATGCTGCGATCAAGGCATTTAAGGTTGCAAACAAACTTCCTGCAGACAGCGTGCCAGGTCCGAAGGTCAAGGAACTGCTCGGCATCTAATAGTTGACATGCCTACCTCGGTAGGTTACTGTACACAACCTCATCTACAAAAGGTGTTAACATGAAGACAAGTGATATTGACACCATCCTGTACTACCTACGAAAGGTCTTTGTCGGTCAGGCAGAGGCTGAAGAGTTGTTCAGGGTGATGGAAGTACTCCAAAAAGAAAAGCAGAAACTGGCTAAGAAACATGTCAAAAAGCAATCTGATCAGTGATCTGACCGCCCCATCACCAGCACCTGCCAAACAGTGCGGTATCCAAAAGATTAGGGCGACAATGAACGACGATGAACGTGCCGCATTGGACGCAGCCGTTGAGCATATCCGTGAAAAGAACAATTCTCCACGGACTATCCAAACCAGTGGTTACACTTACAAGTGGCTCACTGACGTGTTAGTTAAGCACGAATACGACGTTACTCTCCGAATGGTAGAGAAGCATACAAGAAGGATGTGTGGTTGCGATGACAATTGATAAAGAACTCCAGATGGGTCCCCCACCGTCAAGCAAGGAAGTGCTCGGCAAACTTGCCGACTTGTTTGAGCGCCAAGGCATCAACGTCGACGAGGTTGGCAAGATCAGCAGAGTTTCTCTCTATCAAAGCCTAACCAAGAACGAAGAGGGCGAAGCAGAGATTCACGATCTTGCTGGTGTCCAGTTTCAGTTCTCTCCTAAGTGGGAGTCTGGTCCAGAGTGGCCTGTCATTCAACAGGGTCCTGCAATCAAATTGCCAACTCCTAAAGTAAAGGCAAAGAAGGCAACAAGTTTTATGACTGCTGTTGTTCCGCCAGACATTCAGATTGGTTACTACCGTAACCGTGATGGAACTCTTGAGCCAACCCATGATGAGAAAGCACTTGCTGTAGCAATCCGTTTGATTGAGGAACTACAACCAGAAAGTATCATCTGTGTTGGTGACAACCTTGACTTGCCTGAGATGGGTAAGTACCTCACCACACCTGCGTACCAGCAGACTACACAGGCTGCCATTGACCGTGCCACGCTGTTCTGTGCACAGATGCGTGCTGCTGCTCCAGATGCTCGTATCGTTTGGCTTGCAGGAAACCACGAAGAGCGCATGCCTAAGTATCTGCTTACCAATGCAGCAGCCGCATACGGTTTGCGTAAGGGGCATACTCCAGAGTCATGGCCTGTTCTTAGCGTTCCGTACCTCTGCCGTATGGATGAGTTTGCTGTTGAGTACCGTCCTGGGTATCCAGCATCTGACTACTGGATCAATGAGAAGTTGCGAGTCATTCACGGTGACCGTGTGAAGTCCTCTGGCTCTACTGCCCACGTATACTTGAACAATGAAAAGACCAGTGTCATCTATGGACACATCCACCGCATTGAGACTGCCTTCAAGACTCGTGAGGACTTTGATGGTCCACGCACCATCATGGCGGCATCTCCTGGATGTCTTGCTCGTATTGACGGGGCTATTCCTTCTACTAAGGGCGGAGTAGATCTCGACGGTCGCCCACTGACACGTCATGAGAACTGGCAACAGGGAATCGGTGTCGTCACCTATGAAGATGACGGAAATCACAGGTTCACTTATGACGTTGTGCCTATTTACAACGGATGGGCGTTGTATCATGGCAAGGAATTCGTTGCGGAATAATGACCACTATCGTTGGTGTTCAAGGTGATGGATTCGCTGTAATCTGCGCCGACTCTCGCATCTCCAGTATTGATGGTGGAGGCTTGGCTCAAATAGGAACACTTCGAGAAGGATCGAGCAAGGTATCTGCTAATGGAAAATATCTACTTGGCGCTGCAGGAGATGTGCGGGCCATCAACATTATTCACCACGTATTCCAACCGCCGACGCCGCCGCCGAACCTCAAAGGAAAGAAACTTGACCAGTTCTTTACGGCAAAATTCATTCCAGCACTTAGGGAATGTTTCGACGCCCAAGGCTACTCAATCCCAGACCGTGACGACAAAGAGCACATTGCAGAGCACGGCTCGGTAATACTCGTCGCAATTAACGGAACCATCTACATCGTGGATGGTGATTACTCATGGGCTTCTGAGGCTAATAGCGTTTATGCTATTGGCTCTGGCTCGTCTTATGCGTTAGGGGCTATGCATGTCCTTACGCACAATAAGAAACAAACTGTGCAACAGGCTAAGACTCATGCACTAAAAGCCCTGGCTGTTAGTGCTAAGTTTGACCCTCATACGGGACCCCCGTATCACACATACGTTCAGGAGTATGAAACAACTAGAAAAACCCGTAAGCCTGTATAATCGGGTATCCCTACAACAGGAGACTACATGTCAAACCTTAAGACAGCACATCAGGACGCAGCCCTCAAGGGTGTTGCCCTCGGCATTCTGACCTACGCAGCAACCAAGTACGGCATTGCTGACGAGGCTATTGCCGTTGCAATCCCAGTGGTTGCAATCGCTCTGTCCGTGGTTTCAACCAAGATCGGTGACAAGAACACCGCTCTTCTTTTGAACCTTGCCCAGAAGGCAATCGAGCAAGCACCTGCTAAGAAGGCCCCAGCCAAGAAGGCACCTGCAAAAAAGAAGTAATATCGTAGATATTCTTTCTTTTCACAGAGGTGTAGCGAATGCCTATTGATTTTTGGTCACCGTCCTATCGGGCAGCATCTAGCGACCTAACCGTTGCTATCAGTCCCCTTGGGCTGGTTGAACTAGCAGACGAAGAGTTTGAAGTTCATGGACCAAGACTCAATAGGTATTCCTCTGCCTGGGCTTGGTATCTAGGACACCACTGGTCACACCGTCGTGAGATGGGTGACAACAACATCACGATGAACTACGTCCGAACTATGTCGGACTTCATTACAAACTTTTGTTTTGGTAAGGGAATCCAATTCAAAGTCCCTGAGCAGAACCAGGCAATCATTCCACGACTCTTGCATGAAGTCTGGGACAACCACAACAACAAGCACTACCTGCTGTGGCAGATGGGACAGTTAGCATCGGTTACTGGAGACTGCTTTGTTAAAGTTGCGTTTGACGAACCATACGTTGATCCTGCTGGTATGGTTCATAACGGCAGGATTCGTGTGCTCCCTCTTAATCCTGCCCACTGCTTCCCCGAGTACCACCCGCACGACAAAGAACGACTCCTTCGTTTTAAACTCAAGTATCGTTTCTGGGGGACCTCACCAGAAGGTACTCGTCAGGTTTACACCTTTACGGAGATTCTGACTGACAGCACCGTTCAGCAATTCATCAATGATGAGTTGGTTGACGAATACGAGAACCCGTTGGGCATGGTTCCTGTTGTCCACATCCCGAACATTACAATCTCTTCATCGCCTTGGGGTCAGTCGGACATCTGGGACATCATCCAGTTGAACCGTGAACTCAATGAGAAGATGACTGAAGTATCGGACATCATCAACTACCACGCTGCTCCAGTAACGATTATTACTGGCGCTAAGGCAAGCCAGTTGGAGCGTGGACCAAAGAAAGTTTGGGCAGGTCTGCCTAAGGATGCTCAGGTATTTAACCTTGAGTCCCGTGGTGAGATGTCTGGTGCGCTGGAGTACATCCAGTTCATCAAGCGTTCCATGCACGAAATCACTGGAGTTCCTGAGACTGCACTTGGTCAGTTCCAGCCAGTATCTAACACTTCGGGTGTG